CAAATACCATTGCCATAGCAATTGCTTTACCTGTTGTTATTCCACCGCCGCCACCGCCAGAACCTGTATTGTCACTTGCTGGAGTCCAGTTTGTTCCATTGTATTTTAGAACCTGTCCACTGGTAACCCCCGAAGTGCTAACGTCAGACAGTCCGTCTAGTGTGGAAGAACCGCCACCTGAAGCCTCCGCCCAAGTTAAACCACCTGTATTGCCTGACTGTGCTGTTAGGACATATCCGTTTGTAGGCGCATTGCTTACTTTTAAATTTGCTTCGTCTACGACATTATCAGCTATTACTGTTACACCATCACCTGTTGATGTGACCTCGCCTGAGTGGTTAGGGTGAGTGTAGTTGTTAGCTGATGTAGCTATGCCATCTAGTTTTGTATGGTCAGCATCCGTAAATACGTTACTGTCCGTAGCACTTTCAACGAGTGTTCTTATTTCTGATGCAGTCTGATCTGCGGTAGCGTTTGCTTCTATTGCGTCTAGCTTAGTCCCATCTGCTGCTACGTCACGCCCATCCACATCACCTGACACAGTTATATCACCAATGACACTTATGCCATCACTAACTGTACCCATTACGGCAGAACCATCGTAGTAAAGGAAAACACTACCATCAGTGTCGCAGTAAATGTAGTATTCGTGGTTAAAAACACCAGAAGACTCTTTAGCAATTATTAAGTCTTGTCCTAATAGTTTTAAATGCCCTTCGCCAACATCATGTATAACACTGTGACTTCCATCATGGTATATCTCTAAGTCATTACCTGTACCAAACTTAGCTTTAATATTATCTCCATGCAGAACATCGCCTGTCATAGTTCCGCCAGATAGGGGTAAATTGGAAACAGACTGAGATGCAGGATAGGTCATAAATACATCTTTAGAGCCAGATGTAAAACTTACTGCTGCGTTACTGTTAGAGCTGGATAGTACAGTTGTCCGCGTTAATGTATTTCCAGTGTTCCAAGTGCCTAAACCAACTTCCCATTCATCAGCCGTGCTGTGTACTATCGCATAATGCGTTGTATCTGCATTAGACATATGATCGCCAAACGCTTCAAAAGATGTGGATGTACCGCCTAGCGATATTGCAGATGTGCCTGTCGTGGTTGTTGTTTCACGTACACGATCTTTAATTACAAATGCCATTATCTAACCTTATGATAAAGTAACGTCCAAATCTCCGGCGGGGATACGCAATACATCTCCAGTAGAAATAGTTTTTGCCACCGATAGAGCTGCATACGCTATTAAGTTACCGCCAGATGATGCATCAAAAATACCAACGTGGCTAACTGTGCCATAATTTCCCGTTGCAGTTGGATATTCAATTGCTCCAGAGTTACTTGCAGTATCCCCGGAGATTGTAAATGTCGCGGCTTTTCTCACGTATCCGCCGCCACTAACTTCAGTGCCGCCACCTGTATCATTTGGTGTTGCCGTGTATAATCCCACAAACCAAGCTGTCGGGCGTGTTGCTGAACTCGCAGTAAACACCCAAGTTAATACTCGTGTTTCAAATGTATCTGTAAAACTCATTTTAATATGCCCTTATTTTCATGCGACGGCCTGAACCGCCAAATTTAGCTTTTTCGCTTTCAGCGTTAATTGCGTCAATTGAGCTTTGGTATAACGCTGCCCACACTTGTATTCTAGCGTCATCCTTTAAATATGGCGCGGAATGTATGAGCGAACCATATAAATATGCGCTAGAATAATAATCTAACACCCAATTTGATGTGTTACTATCACTTAGCGCGGGTATTCGGCTGTAATAATACAATTCTGAAGTATATGTACCATCTGGCACTGGGTAAACTTCAATTTCGCCTGCTGTAAGCGCGTAATATGCTGGCTGACCGCTTGTGTTTAAATTTCTAAACTTGCGATCAAGCATTTCTGCTTGCGAAATTAACTCAAGTGGGCGCGTATCTCCGCTTGTTGTGTAAAATCGTATTATTTCTAGCATATCTGCGGGAATTGCGCTGTATTGCGTGTCAATCTCGGCTGTGCTTCGCTTCTCTTGCCGCCAATGACGCAATTGAAGGTTTAGATCATCTTCAGCGTTTGATATAAACGTAGACGAAATTGCTGCTACGTCATCTCGGTTAAGAAAATCTGCAATAGTTGCTTTTAATTCTGCATATGTTGTAATTGGCATTAGTCAGCTCTCAGTTTATTTCTGTATAACATATTTATTAATAAGATAGTAGCCCACGTTCTAACTCTTGTTGTTTTTTGTATTCTTGCATAGCAGCCAATACACCCGGCGTTAATAATCCAGCAGCAGTTAAATTTTTTAAATGTTTAAACTCTGGATCAAATCTTGCAAATTGTGAGCGTAATGTCGTTGGGTCAAATGTAACTGCGGTTGTCGCTATCTCTGAGCCTAATCCAATATGATCTGGGTGAGGAAACTGACTTCCAATATCAACGACATCTTTAATAAGTAATCCGCTACTATCTGTAGTTCTTGCCGCCCTAGCCGCCTCTGGAGATGATGCCCAAGACGCCCAATCTTGTGTCATATCTGATATTTTTTTACGAGTAGGTATTCCATCTTGTTTAAAATTCATTCTAGCGTACTTTGGGGCATCACCCCAATTTGCACCTTCAAAATTTGTTTTTGCGTAATTATCTGTTTTACCTAACATTGGGTAAACTGCACCTCTATCGTCATATAGATTAAATGCATCTGTTGAAAAATCTCGACCAGCAGTAGGATTTTCAGTTGGGCTTCCAGCATACCTATTTGCATTATACCTATCTGTTGTACTCCAAATGCCAGTGTCGTAATCTTGACCGCCAGCTATGTCAGCATCCATGGCTTTTATTCCGCCTTGTCCGCCATGAAATAATTCTTTATTATAACCAAGTTGTTCAGCTCGTAATTTTCTAGCTTTTTCGCTCATATTTAATGGTGTGTTGTTAAACATATATTGAGGATCTGCCATAGACATCATTTCGTCAGTAACATACTTTGCCTCACCCTTTGCGCGTAGCTCTAAAATTTCTTTTGCAGTTTTTTCTGCTTTATTTTTAGGCTCAGGTAATTTCTTTGGTTTTGCGCGGCTTAGTAAGCCTTCATCAATTAATCTTTCGTATGTTTTTTCTAAAGATCTTTCTCCAGCTTCAGTTAATCCGCCAGTTTCAGCATATGGATTTTGTTTTCTGTATAGGTATTGCAACTCGCCACCTATGCCCTGTCCCTGCATTTCCTTAACAACACTTAAATCTGTACTGTTTGAGCCGCCAGAAATGTAGCCTACAACATCCTGATCTTGAATATCTGGGTTATAAGATGTGGCATAAAAATTGTCATCAGATCCCTTGTAGTAATTAACATCACCTTGTTTGCTTATTAATTCAGAATTTTTTGGCAACATACCATACATATCGCCCATTAATAAGTTAGGGCGCTGATCTGGCTCTATTCTAACATTATTAGGATTAACTTTTTCTGCGTAACCTTGAAAGTCAGAGCCAGTTTCTGGCCTTAACCTAATATTACCAAGTGATGGGCTAGAAAGGGTATCAAGTATACCTTTAATCTCTGAATTAAAATTTGGATCGTAATCAAGCAGTGGCGTCGATGTGTCAGCGCCATCTAAATCAATAAAACGCACTTTTGCATTTTGCACGCCCTCTTCCGCCACTTTAGTCAACCTATGATGTCCATCTTGAACAAACATTTTTCCATTTTTTCTAACGACAAAAGGCAATTCACCAGCGCTAGACGATGTGGTAGAGAAATCTGGGTTTACTGTAGGTTGCGTAGCATAAATCTGATTAATCGGCACTTCCTCAACACGAGAAGTAAGTGCTGATACACGTCGATTTTCTGCTTTATTTAATGTGGGTATTTCTACATCTTTAAACGTCCAGCCTGTTTGTGTTGGGTCAGCTTTAGGATTTAACTTTATATTACCAAAAGACATGCCCAGCGCGTTTGGATCAACTTCAATTCGCTTGGCAGTATCAAGTAATCCCCTTGCGCCCTTCTTAATGCTAGCAGCCATAGCGTCGCCAAGTCCGGGTACTAATCCAACGAGAGCTGCGCCGCCTAGAGCTGCTACCATTGCATAATTAGGGTTTGGCTTTTGCAGCTCGTCGTAAACTTCTTTGGCTGCCATAGCGTCGCCAATGATAGGCGTGGTTTCAGCTACAAATTTTGCGGCGTCCATTGCTGTAATGCCTTGGTATGGCGTCGCCGTTCTCTTTCCAGAGAAACTCATTGGCCTTTGTTGATCTAGTAAGCCCATTAGCCAAGAAATCCTTCAGCCATACTTATTGTATTAAAAGCTCTAGCCAATGCAGCTAATCCGTCAGGCTGTGACATGCTATAAGAATAATTTTGTGGGTCTCTATTATA